TACATCAAAGAAAGGTCTATGTCTTAGAGCACGTAACTGTGATCTATTCATTCTATGTCTTTCTATGATATATTCTGCATCTTCTAGACTTAATGCTGAAGGATCAGGATATAAATCCCAACAAGAAACGTGGCTTAATCTAGGCACAACTTTTTCTTCTGGATCATAGAATCTACCTCCATCATCTGAAGACCATTTGTGAATAGTTTTAGTATGATTAAATGGTCCTTTTACAATACCAGTACCAAGCAGGCATTGTTCAAAAAGTCCTTTTCTGAGTTCGGAAACTGCTGAAGCATCTAGTAATTGATCATGGATAAGTTTTTCCATTTTTCTAGCTGCTTCCTTGGCTGGAGATAGTTGTGGTTCTCCCATGTTAGATGGACCTGCGGCTAAATTAGCTTGAGCCATATCATCTTCATAAGGACCTAATTCTAGTTCAGTAGCTTCTGTAGCTCCTGGAGGCAATTCTCTACCATCTCCCTCATACCCATAAGGGTCTGATTGTTCTATTTGCTGATCTAGTGGTGTTTCTAGGTGAACAAACTCTTCTACACCTTCTGGCATAGGAGTAGATTCTACAGATATAGGAACTTTACCTTGTGAAAATAAAATATCTACTAACTGCCCAAAAGCAGCTAATACTTTCACTTTAGTTATTTTTACAGTAACTTTAGATCGTTCTGATTTTCTATAATCTTCACTATCTTCAGAAGTTCCTCTGTAGTTTTTGTAAGCTTTTAACCATCGTTGTTCGTCTGATAGACGACCATCTTCAGATTCTCTATACTTACCTCGTATATAGCCTGCTAAACCAGTCATTTCCTCTTGGGTAATGTCTTCCTGTTCGTCAGTGCCTACCAGTTCACCTAAATCAGCCATAATTAGTAGTCCTTTTGATCAGCCAAAGTATTAAAATTAGAATCTATTTGATTCTTTTTCATACCTTTAAGATTACCACCATCTACTGTGGTTTCAGCTCCATGAGACACAGATAACTTATCCCAACCTTCCTTTTTCATTCTGGTAAGTTTAGATTCGTCTTCTTGTCCTAAGTCGCCTTGTTTATAACCTTGCATTAACGGCATTGTTTTCTCCTTTAAAGTTAATATCCAAAAATTGGATCGTTAGGTACATACCTATCATATTCTCTAGGTTTTCTAAACCTAGGATGATAGTATGGACTATTCACTAAACGTGTCATACACATATAGCGAAGTGCATCGTAAGCATGATCATCTGCTTTTGTATCTACATCCTCTGGGTTTGTTTTGCTTAGAGGTAGTGTAGGTAGCGTTCTAATCAAATGCGTACAATTATTGAAGATACGTAAACGTGGTTCATCTAAATCATTATTTCCTAATCGTTTATGCATCTCTATTTTCCCTGCTAACCTATCTCGGTTAGAAGCCATAAATCTTAAATTCAACCTATTCATAGACTCAGCAATACTAAGCCCATGACCAGTTCGGCTAAAACAGGACTCATCCAAAACAGCCGTCTGGATTGTGGGATCATCATATTCAAGCTCAAGTATTCTTTCAGCTAACTGCTCCCCTGTGAATCCCTTGCCATATAATTCTCTATATATCCAAAGATTACCATCAAAATCGATTGCACCCCAAAGTACACAAGAAGGGCTAGAGTAACCATAGTCTGCAGCCCTAATACGAGCCCAAGAACGAGGAATCTCAAAAGGCTCAACCACATGTCTACTCCTATCAAACTCAGCAAACGCTGCACCATCCGTGACATCCCAGTCTCCTTCTAATAATCTTCTACGTTCTACCTCTGGTAGAGAGTTCAACATGGCTTCGTATTCCCCTGAAGCCATCAAATATGGATTGTCCGTTAATCTTGCTGGGATGAATCTTCGCTGGAAGAGGGGTTTTCCTGCTTTTTCTTCGTTACTAGACCCATAACGTAAGATACGATTCGATTCCACATCCCTAGCCCAAAAAGGAGTATTTGACTCGGAAGGGTCAATATACATTTTTTTAATCCACCAACCACCGACTCCGCCTGGGTTAGCAGTGCAACGCATGTAAGGTACAATGCTTTGATCCGTTGTACGCAGCCTTGAACGAAGGTATTCCCAAACGTAAGGAGTTGGGTAATGCGTGATTTCATCGATTGCAATCCAGTTAAAACTTTGTCCTTGATATCTTGTAACATCTGTATCTCTATCCAAATATGAAAATAAAATCGTAGCCCCAGATGGAAATATCCATGTCGATTTACTTTCTTTAAAAACGGCTTCTGGGAAAGCCTTCATATATAATTGCCTACTTTTATCTATAAGCTCTGTTAGTTCGCCCAATGTTCTTCTAAGAAGCAACCCTCTATGATTTGGGTTGTGGGCATATCGTAATGCATCTGCAAGTAAGGCGTAAGATTTACCTCCACCTGCTGCACCTCCATAAAGAACATCTCTTTCAGGAGCTGCTAGGAACTCAGTCTGAGGACCCTGATTCGGATTGAACGCAACTTCCCTGTCCGCAACAAGTTCCTTCACCGCAGTTGGTGCATCCGCAAGGACATCCTCCGTTATCGCACCCTTTCCCTGAAGACCCTTGTCCAGTGTCTTGAACTTCTCTATCTTCTCTTTCTTTAATTGCTTCTGCCTCTTTAGTTGGTTCGTATGCTTCTTTATCTTTTTATCTCTATAGCGAATCTGTGCCATAGTAGCTCTACGAGCTTTTTCTTTTGCTGAAAGGTTATATCTACCTTTCTCTCCTGCCTTGAGCTTAGGTCTTCCTCTTTTCTTACCTTCCGACAACTTCAGCCTCAACATCTGATAAATCTATAGCTTCTGCCTTCTTAGCAGGTAGCAATACGACAGCATGTACATGTTTATTCTCAGATACAATCTCTTGTCGTTTAGATATACCACATCTGTCTAAGATGTCTGTTGCTGCTTCAAATCGTAATTTTTGTCTGGCGATAGGCTCATCGTTATCACCAGATAGTGCATTTTTTATTTGTCCTACTGCATTGGCTGTTGTCGTTGCTAACAACTCTTTTGCTCTTTCTATTATGTGAGGTCGCATAGCCTTTGACACTGAAGACCTAGAGGTCTCTGAATAGCCTGCATGTAATAGACTTTGGGTAATGTTCCCAAAGGTTTTCTCACCCTCTGCAAAGTATGCGTCTAAGAAACCTTGTTGTTTCTCGGTGAGTTCTTTCGATTGTTTTTTTTCAGGTAATAGCATTATTTCTTTTTTGATCTTGCTTTCTTTTTAGCTCTGTCAGATAAATCTTTAAAATGGTATAGTCTTTTACTGTTCTTGGTATGGTTTTTACCTGTATGTAAAACTCCGTTAGCCATCTTATGCATAGCACCTTTCCATTCAGTGCCATCTCTTAGATAATGTTTTACGCCTTTTGCCATCTAGCACTTCCACCTTCTTCTTGCCTGCCGTATGCGAGAGTTTGGATTATTTCTTGTTTTGGCAGAACTTCGTTTTAATTGACCTAATGATCTTGCACAATATGACTTACGCCTTTTAGCAGCTTTGCTACCCTTCTTCACCTTACCAGTCACTGCTGTTTTCAGTTTAGAACCAGGATTTGCCTTTCTGTAGGCTTTTACGCCCTTCTTCGTCATTCCAGCACCCTTCTTAGTGGGTCTGTAGTTTCCACCTTTACCAGTGGTTCTTCTGATAGGTTTAGCTTTTTTTCTTTTTTTAGCCGCCATTAGTCCATAGGGTCTGGCATACGAGGATAAGGAACTCCTCCGCCATATCTTTTATTTTCTGCAGTATATCCTTTTACTGCATCACCCATCATCATCTTTTGTCTATTAGAGCATACATTGCTACCTTTTTTAAGATTCTGTGGATCGAAACCCATTTTTTTTACTACGTCAGGTCTTTTATTTGCTAAAGCTTTTAATCCTGCTTTACCTCCACCTTGCATGTTTCTTCTTTTCATTTCGCCACCATACATAGCTTTCGCTGTTTTGGCTGATTCTACAAAATCTTTTTTAGTAGGTGCACCTTTATCGCCTACCTTTCTCATTTTTTCTCCAGAACCCTCTGCGATTCTTTTACGTTTTGCATGTATGTTTGCATATAAACCTGGTTTTGACATATTATTTCCCCATCTTTGGATAGATACCGCCACCATATTTTTTGTTTTGAGAAGTATATCCACCTTTTTTTAGACGAATACTACTAGCAGCTTTTCTTGCTCTTCTTAATGCAGATTCTGATATACCATCACCTTTTTTTCCTCTTCTTACTACTCTATTAGAGCCTGATTTAGTGGTAGGTCTTTTTTTCTTTTTTTCTTTTTTCTCAGCATCAGCAAACATTTTTTTAGTACGTTCATTTAAAAGATATTCTTTTATATCTCTCATATCGTCTTTACCAGTCATAAAGCCTGCTTTTTCAGCTCTACTCCTTATTGCACCCATTACGTCTCCGCCTACAGATTTAGACTGA